TCATGGAATATACTTCACGTCCGGAGTTTGCCAGTTCATAGAAACCGGCAGTAGAGAATTCAGGTTGGTGGGCTGCCTGCATCTCATAGAGAGGGAAAAATAGTAAAGCGATGAGATAAAATAAGATGTTTTGTTTCATGGTTCTATGTATCTTGATAATTTAATGAAGGTCAAAGATAAGAAATAAAAAAATACTGGGGAAATAAAAAAGAGAAGCAATTCTGCTTCTCTTTGATTGAAGTTGCGGAGGCCTGACCTTATTTGTCTTTTTATAAGATGATTGTGATTGAAAATCAACGATATACATTCCCGAAATGGGTTAAAATTATATGTGTGAGTCCGAAATATGTCCTATTTATTTTATAGATATAGTTCCCTATCGTTTTGATTATTAATATTTTTTTACTATATATTCTATCTCTCCAAATCTGATCCGCTTGCATCGGCACATATTGCATTGTCTTCCACTTGGGCATGTTTTTTAATTGTTTTGAGTTCACCTTTTAGTTCTCCCACTTCCAAAAGCAATTTCTTGTTTTCGATTTCAAGCTGATTATATTTTTCTAAAAAAAAAGAATTGTCAATCTGCAAATTTTGTTTGTAGAGCAAGATATCTCCTTCTCCAGTAATAATCCTCATGATATTAACTGAAGGGTATTTGACATGTATATTTAGCAGTACTTCTGTTGTTATGTCCTTTTTTAAATTAGCTATGTATGATCTGCTCATACCTATATCAATGCTAAATTGATTAGCTGATATATTTAGAGCTTCACAGATGTCAAGTAAGCGTTGCTTTATCATCATATATATAATAAAAGTTAACATGATAAATATAAATATCATTCTATTTGTATATGATAAATATAGTTATCATATTTGCATCATGTTAATAAATTCACGTAGCTAAGTTAGTAAAAAGAGATATTAAACGAATATAAAACTTTAATAATTTATCAATTATGGTATTTACAGACTACATGAAGAGCTTGCCGAATCAGCAGATGGATACTATTAAAAAGTTAGCAGAAATCACGTGCTCTACTCCGGCATCGGTGTACAGGTGGATAAACGGGTTGAATCCTCCTGCTCCTATTAAGCAAAAAATCATAGCCGAATATCTTGGTATGAGTGTTGAAGAATTGTTCCCATCTAAAGATGAATGAGATAGCCAACATAGAGTTCTACAACACGCCCGAAGGGGATGTTATGATGAAGGAGTTAGGGCGGCCGGCTGTGGTTTTGGATGAGAACAACCGTCCGACGATAGAGTGCATGTTATCAGTTATTCGAGATCGATACCCTAAAGCACATACCCGTTTGATGCAGATTTATTCAAGCAGTACAATGAATCGTTGGTATTATGAATTCCGGGTTGTTCATCGATTCATACGCTGTAACTTCGGCGAATATGATCAGCATAATTTAGATATAAACAGAGATGGCCTATTTGTTTTCGAAGAGGTTAAATGTCCTCTTCGGGGCGAGTGTGAGCATGAGGGGGTAATATGTCGTCCTGAGTTGAATACTTCATTGACAGAACGTGAGATGGAAGTGTTTCGGTTAATAGCATCCAATTACCAGACGGACGATATCGCAGCAGAATTGCACATATCACCTTGTACCGTTAATCGGCATAGAGAAAATATTAAAGCAAAAATCAAGGTGCGTAACGTGGGCGAGTTGATTGCCTACTGGCATCAAAATCAAATGAAATAAAGATTATGAAAAGTGATAAAGTGGAAATGAACAAAGGATTGCTCGAGGCGTGGCTTGGAGCAGTCCATGAGAATGATCTTCCTGTCAATATTCAGACGGGAAAAGAATTCGATGATTGTAATGGTGACCGGATGGTGGAGGTGCTGATGGAGTATGATGAAAGTGACAAGATGTTTGTTATGGGGGCTTTGAATACTACGATTAATGAGTGGGTTGGTATAGTTTGATTAGAATTAGAAAGGAATAAAATGGAAAATGAAGAATATTTCTGTATTGATTGCGCAAAACAACTAGAATGTTGGGGACCTGACATCAAATTAGATGACCCTGATTTATATATCCCTATAAACTGCATAGATTATCAAGATATGGATGAGCTTTTTAATTCATAACTAAACCAAAATGAATACACTAGATAAAAATCAACGGTATCTTATTCATGGATTTCACTATGAGATAAGCAGGAATGGTGAATTATGGAACACCAACACCGGAAGACTGATAAGACCCGGTTCTGATGGACGTTACTTGCTAAGAAAACAGAAGCGTATGTATCGGTTCACTTTAGGCAGGCTCCTGTATGCGGTTGAGCATGAGGTATCCCCTGATTCCATAAAAGGGATAGTCATTATGACGGAAGATAGCAAACCGGTTCTGATGACACGCGGGGATTATTGCAAGAAAGTTATAATACCTTTCAGACACAGTTCTTCCCAAAGAGATCTGGTCCAACGCTATCGCGAGGCTGTCCGTATAGCCGAAGTTATGATAGACTTTTATGAAAAAAGTGATATGGAGGAAATGACATCAGCCTTTACCACTTACGAATCAAAGATCAAAGGCTATATGTATTCAGGAGGATTCACTAACAGCCAGGATGTTATAAAGGAAGCATGGCAAAGTATCATCACCCGTGTAATATCAGGTGTGTGTGAAAAGAAACTGTTCACAATTGATCCTTACAATTATCTCCGCCGGTGTGTACGCAGCTATTTCTGTGAAAGGAAAAGGGAACGTATGGCATTGGTCGGGACACCGGAAAGGCGAAAAGGGCAAATAACCTATGATGAGATTCTGGAAATGTTATAATTCAAATCGCTAAAAACAAAGTTCTGATGATGAATCAATACAGACTATATACTATCCGGGAATGGGAGCTGGCACAACCCGAGGGGGTGTCCTTCTTTCGGTTCTTTCTTACCGACCATTCCGGCGAGGTCCGCAAGGTGACAGGTGCCATTCGTGTGCTCAAGCGAAAACTGGTGAATGGAGTGATGTGCCGGATTCCGACCGACAGGCGCGTGTTTTGGGACGGATACGGACGCTGCTATGCAGGCACACATAACATTCGCAAGAGAGACTATGACATTCCCCTAAAGGCAGGGGGAGAGGCTGGTCTTTCCGAAAAAAATGCAACTCTGTAATTTTGTACCGCTAATATAAGACTCTATGATAAAAGCTTCAGATATATATGTCGCTTCTCATGATGGTCTGGATATCATTCTGTATTATTATCCACAGGCCGAGGGATGTGTTGATAACCGTAAGAAATTTAAGATTCGTCCGGACGAAGACGATGCGTCCGCATGCATACGCAAATACGGTGATTGTTACAAGGTGACCGATTTTGGTGACCAGGGAACGGCTACCAGCCCGATTGATATTTGCATGAGGGAGGAGCACGTCAGTTTTGGCGAGGCCGTTGTCTTGCTGGCTGCGCGCTATAATGTTTCCGACGAACTGAAGCATTCCGTCAACAAGCCTGATATCCGCAAGAGACCGGCTTCGGCTGATGAAGCTGAAGGTTCCCGGTTCTTCGAACTTGAAGAAGCGTTTACTCCTGAGCAGCTTGCCATACTGGGCCCTCGTGTGAAACAGGAGCATTGCGATGCGTTGCATTGGCATGTGGCCAAGTCAATCAGCTACGTCAAGAACCGCGAGGTGACCACCAAATACACCACACCGACTTACCCGATTCTGATGCGTCAGTGTGTCATTCCCGGAGCGGACGGCAAGCCGGAGAGCGAAAAATCTTTCTACAAGATTTATGAGCCGTTGAATCCGGACAAGCAGTGGCGTTTTAGCTATACGCCTGATGGCGTCAAACCCCGGTATTATACCAATGGGCTGTACGAGCTGAAGGCTGCTTGGGCGAAATGGAACGCCTCACAAGAGACGCAGTTTTTTGATGATCCGGCCAATGAGGGCAAGCCTTACATATCGCAGAAGCTCGAAGAGGCGTTCATCTGCTCAGGTGAGCGTGATGCGCTGTGTGTCAGGGCGTTGGGGTATTATCCCTTGTGGTTCAATAGTGAGACACAAAAGATCACGTCTGATGAAATTAAAGAGATCATGAAATACGTGAAGCGTCTCTATAATATCCCCGACATTGATAGTACAGGTATCCGTAAGGGCACGGAACTGGCTTTGGAATTTTTGCACATTTATACCGTGTGGCTGCCCGAATCCTTGGGACGGTACCGTGACCGCCGGGGCAAGCCGCGCAAGGACTTCCGTGATTATGTAGAACTGCACCCGTCCAATGAGGATTTCCGCAACTTGCTGGCACTGGCTATGCCTGCCCAGTACTGGGAGGAGAAAATCGGGCAGCGCAACGGCAACAAGACCTATACGGTCAACTCGTCATACCTGCATTATTTTCTCAGACTGAACGGCTATTACATTCTGAAGGATGATAATAGCGATACGCCCCGCTATGTGCATGTGGACAGATTCAAGGTCAGCGAGATCAAGGCTGGCGATATTGTGTCGTTCCTGAAGAGTGACGCTATGCGTCGGTTCCTGCCTGTCGATATACGCAATCTGATTCTGGATTCTCCTCGTGTTGGAGGCAGCGGCTTGTCTATGCTCGATGAGATTGACCTGAATTTCACCGCACACACGTTCAACAGCCAGACCATGTTCTTCGACAATGTGAACTGGAAGATTACAGGTTCCGGCATAGAAGAGGTCAAAGAGGCAGGTGGTGTGTACGTTTGGACGAACAACATCATCCCTCACAAGGTGAAAGTGCTGCCGGAGCCTTTCACGATCAAAGGGGCAGCTGATGGGAGTTGGGATGTAACCGTCAACCCACATGACAGTCACTACATGGATTATCTTATCAACTCCAGCCGTGTTCATTGGCGCAAGGAGTTAGAAGAACTGTGGGCGGACAAAGACCAGGACCAGGCGGCCGCCTACCGGGCGGAGCATAAATTCGACTTGGCCGGTCCATTACTCAGTGCCGAAGAGATTCATGAACAAAAGCAGAATTTCGTGAATAAGATCTTCGCGGTTGGCTATAACCTGCACCGCTACAAGTCGCCCTCACGGGCATGGGCGGTGTATGCCATGGACAACAAGATTGGCGAAGAGGGGCAGTGCAATGGGCGTTCGGGCAAGTCCTTTTTCCTGACTTCCCTGAAACAGTTTCTTCGTACTGTAGTCTTGTCCGGACGAAATCCGAAACTGATGGATAATAACCACGTGTTTGAGCAAGTCAACCAGCACACCGACTTCATCATCGTTGATGACTGTCACCGTTATTTGGATACCGGTTTGTTTTACGACAGTATCACAGGAGGTATGACTGTCAACCCGAAAAACAACCATTCTTTCTATATCGAGTTTGAGAGCAGCCCGAAGTTCGCTTTCAGCACGAATTACGTGCCGGGTAACTTCGACTCCAGTTCAGATGCCCGGTTGATATATACGGTATTTTCTGATTATTACCACCAAAAAACCGATGAAAACGATTACTTGGAGACTCGTTCAATCTATGATGATTTCGGCAAAAATCTCTTTTCTCAAACGGATTATACAGAATCAGAGTGGAATGCCGACTTGAATTTCTTTGCCCGCTGCCTTCAGTTCTATCTGAGCACCGTCCATTCCGGTATTAAGATACAACCGCCCATGGGTAACATCATGAAGCGCAAGCACAAGGCGGATATGGGCGACAATTTCGAGGCGTGGGCGAATACTTACTTTGCAAAGGACAGTGGTAACTTAGACAGGTTGATTGTCCGCAAAAAGGCATACGATGACTTCAAGGATTTCGCAAAGGTGACAAATACATTTTGGTCTATGCAGAGGTTTACCAAGGCGCTCAAGGGCTTTGCAGCCTTATGTCCTTATGTTCAAACCTTGAATCCGGAGAGTATGCGCAACGGTTCCGACCGTATCACGCGCAAGGTTGACGGCAAGAGTGAAGATATGATATACCTTCAGTCGGTTGGAAGCACCATTGACGAGCTTAACTTTAATGCAAACATAGAAGATGATGACTCCGGAGATCCGTTCTGACCTCATTAAGCACTCAGACGAATATGTTCACGCGTTGATGACCGACAAAGAGGCATCAAAATACATGCTGAAGCTATATAACTTCCTGGCCGAGATGCAGCCTGGGCAGCGCATGAACCTGAGGGCTGATGGAGAGAAGCTGCGCTGGATGCTCGTCACCGTTGGCGAATTCATGCGCAGCGAAGGGCATTGGCGATGTTACGATCTCAATGCTGACTATACCAAAATTCGTCGGACGGAGCTTTTCCCCCGCCCCCGCAAAAAAAGACTTGGATAATTGCAACCTTGTATTACTGTGCCTATGGGCGTGTATGTTCGGTTATGGAACATACACGCCCTTTTTCTATTCTTCCTGCATCATGTAAAGATACATAACCGACCGTTCCTTTGCATTTTTCAACCGATGACGGCGGTTGATTGCTGTTTCTCCGTCCTCTTTTCCTTTTTTGTACTAAAACTTTGCAACTTTGTACCCAAAATAGGAAAGGAAAGATAAATAATTAAGAAATAGGGGGTTATGTCGGTTTCAAGTCGGCTACAAAAACGGTTGCGGATCGGTTGCAAAGTTTTTGTAGTTTGCAACCGCTTAAATTAGGTTGGCGCAAAGATGCAAGATTACAAAGTTATGTACCCGGTTGCAAAATGCTTTTTTGTTTTTGTGTCTTCGTAATATAATGGTTTACAGAGTGTTGTCGTTGAAAAATGCAGGGTTGCAAAAACGCATAAATTTCTGGGCAAATCAAACTATACCGAAGATACAACAAAAACGTACCGATATATATTCATAGGCAAATGCACGCGTGTTGTTAAAATACAAGAAATCCTGCCCCGGGTACTTTTCCAAGCGCATTTTTCAGATTATTCTTTTTTATGTACAGCTGAAAATGTGTATCTTTGTAGATAAACTTTTGATTATGAAAGATTTCGTGTTTTATATTAAACTGGAGCATTACCTGGCTCAGTGGTTGACACATTCGCTGGGCAATCCGGTGCGTTTTCCGGCACAGAGCAATGAGAACTCGGTTATACGGCGCTTTCTGCAGAAGCTGCCACCGGACAAGTTACCCGAAATGCCGTCCGATGATACGGTCGCGATTGTGATCCCTGATTCCAAGGCGAAAGATCCGGCAGTGTACAATTACCTGGGTCCGTTGGCCAAAGAGGCGGTGGTTGAATCCATCGAAGACTTGTTCCGGCGCAATCTTTGGTCTGAACTGGGAGATATGACCAGCAGTTCTGTGGGGCTGAACAAGACAATTGCGGCTTGGTGCGAGATGCATGGCATTGACATTGACTACATAGAGACAGTCCGGCAGAAATACTATCGGATGCGCAATGCCTATAATCGGAAAGGCTTGTTTTTAGGTTCTTTAACAAGAAAAAGAGAGGATAAGACCCCTGTTTTTGTACAACACCGAACAACTGCGAACAACACCGAACAATTATGAGCGAAATTCACTACATCAGCCGCGTGGAGTACTGTGAAGTCCGAGAACTGACCGCCATGACAGTTGTAAAAAAACAATTTGCCTTGGTTCCACCGGCCGCAAACTTTACGCGGTTACCCATGGTCGGACTGGCTTCGGTCGAAGTCAGCGACAAAATCGAGAACAAACAGCGTGTTTTCGTATCTAAGCTGGCGGTTTTCCTGCCTGAACGGTTCGAGGTGGGCAACAAGAAGCTGTGCTTCCGGCTTCGGACTGTGTCCGGAGAATATTTTATGCTGGGTTCAGGTGACCGCCCGTATTCCCTCATTACTTCCACAGATACTATACCCGATACCCTCTCTTCCAGGTGTGGAAGTGCCATGGTGGCCACCTATACAGGCATTCTGCCCTTGCTTCGTATCATGGATTAGGTATTTTTATATATATAAGGTATAGTGTAATATTGCAATCAAAAATGTGATATGACCTATAACCTGAACATAGATGACTACATTGGCCGTTGGGGCTACTCCAAGCAGTATGTCCGCAATCAGCTGGCAGGCTTGAAAGGCAAGCCTGTCAATGTCCGCATCTCCTCTTTGGGAGGTGCGGTTGATGACGGGTTGGATATCCGTCAGCAGTTTGTTGATCATGGAGACGTGACCGCCTACCTGTATGGGCTGGTGGCAAGTTCGGCTACTATTGCCGCACTGGGTGCGAAAAAGGTGTGCATTTCCAGATATTGTCTGTTCCTGGTGCACAAGGTGAGCAACTGGGTGGATGCCTGGGGGCAGTATAACGCTGACCAAATCCAACAGCTCATCGATGAGCTGAAGGAGAACAAGCTGCAGAACGACAAGTTCGATCTGGTACTGGCGAACATGTATGCGGCCAAGTGCAACAAAAAGGTAGATGATATTCTTGATGTTCTGAAGGCGGGCAGATGGCTGACCGCACAAGAGGCGTTGGAGTATGGCTTTGTGGACGAGATCATCGAGGGCGATGAGGATAAGCTCAATCTTGCCGCTTATGAAGGCAAGGTCAATATGCTGGGGTTGTCCCCTTTGCCGGTTGCGTCCGGGAGTGAGCGGGATACGGCTGATAGTCATAAATTACTAAACAAAATATTAACTAAACTGGACGGATTGTTTTCATCCAAAGAAAAACAGTCCGCCCCTTCTATTGTTTCCGAAATGAAAAAAGATTACACCAAAATCAACACCCTTCTGAATGTGGAGGGGGTGGAGGACTCGGATGGCAAGGTAATACTCACCGAGGAACAGGTTAAGGCTGTCAATGACCGGCTGGATGCGCTGGAGACGGAGGTCGGCGAACAGAAGGATCTGGTCAGACAGCGTGACGAGCAGATCAAGAACCTGCAAAAATCCGATGGTGACACTACCACCACGAGTGTGAAAGAAGACGAAAAAAATGATGCGGTGTCCGCTGCATCCATGTATGACGAAGTTAAAGACTATATTTGATATGGCACAAGTTAGCGTGAATATTACCAGCGAGGACCTTCAGAAGAGTGCTCGCAAGTACCGTAAGGAGTTGTTGCAGATGCCTGTATTGGGGCTGTCACGTTCTTTGCAGCACATGACCTTACGTCCGGGCATCCGTTATGCCGAGACTGTGGGTGAGCTGTCGGGTGACATGCAGTTCGGACCGTACTCCGAAACCCGTGAGGATAACAGTGAGGTGGTGATTAATCCGCGCACCCTGTATACCTACTTCGGTTCTGTCGTGCGTAATTTCTCACCGAACAAGATTTATCAGTCCATGTGGGGTTCCGACATTACCAAGGGCGAGGCGTTGAAGAATACCGAGATCACCCGTAAGGTGCTGGCGTATCTGACCGCCCAGTTGGGCAAGAACCTGAATATGGTACTGTGGAATGCGGTCCGTAATGATTCGGGTGAGACTTCCAAGGATCTGTTCAATGGCTTTGACACCATTACTAAAAAAGAGCTGGATGGCAAAAAACTTTCTGAAGAGTTAGGCAACTACAAGGTCATTGAGGCGATTACCAAAGAAAATGCCGTCGATACGCTCAAAGCGGTCTGCATGGCGGCTGACGATATGCTGACCGAGGAGTCTTCGGTCAAGCTGTTTGTTCCGAAACATGTGCTTTTCGACTATTGTGAGGACTACAAGAGCACTACAGGAGCAATTCCGTACAACCGTGAATACAAGCAGTACTATGTCGAAGGGTTTGACAATGTGAATATTGTGCCGTTGGCGAATAAGAAGAACAGTCCGTTCATCCACATGACGGTCAAGCGTAACATGCTGGTGGGTGTTAATCAGACCGGTGAGGAGGAGAACGTGGAGGTGGCACGCTTCAAGGCATTTGTGCTCCAGTTCATCGCGACGATGTTTTTCGGTGTGGAGTTCGAGAGTTTGTCCAAGGAGCGTCTGCTGGTGGCATCCATTGATGGTACGACCCCGATTTAAAAAAAGGAGGTGATATGGCAACAGATTGTACGACAGCGGATATGTACCAGTCACTGAACTGGTGTGACGGTCAGACGGTGCTTCCGGGCATCCGTCCGAAGGTTTTCTTTCAGAAGAAATCCAATATTGCAGCCTGGCCTACGCTTCCCAAGTTGGGTGAGGCGAAAAAAATGGGTGAACTGGCCACCTACAAGGGTAATTTTACGATGGCGTCGGATAAGAAGTGGCTAACGCTTAATTCCTTGTCCGCCAAATCTAATGTGACTACCGAGGTGCAGGGAGAGCGTCCGAGTGTCACATGTCTGAACAAATGCACGATCAAGCATCCGGGTACTGAAGAAGATGCGGCGGGTTTCTGCCGTCAGGCGATGGCCGATGATCTGGTCTATCTTGTACAGCAGCGCAACGGCAAGTTCCGTGTGATGGGGTGTGAGGAGTTCGAGACAGTGACCAAGCCCGCCCAGGCATTGGGCGAGGGAGTAACCGGAGAGGCCGGTACCACGCTTGAGATAGAAGCGACCGATGTGTGCCCGGCTCCCTTCTATCCGGGTAAAATTGAAACGGAGGATGGGGATATCTCCGGTGCGGACGGTTCCGCATGGAGCGATTCTTCTTTGGATGAGCCTTGATTCTTTAAGTTTATAAATCGGAGTGGTGGTGTGGCTGGTCTATGCCGCCACTTTTTTAATATTTTAATATATGGATGAGAAATTGACTTATAAAATACAGGACTATCTGGATACACCGCCTTCTGAGCGTGATGTGGTGGCGGGTGCCACTCTGTTGTTGTCCTTGAACCGTAATAAGATTTTGTTTCAGAATGTAATCCGCAAGCCGGAAAAGTTTGCCGATAAGGTGGAGTACGAATTGCGCAAGCACTTGAAAATCCGTTTGGATGGAAAAACCGTATCTGATATCGCACGGATGAATATCACGGTCATACCTTCCGCACAACGGATCATAGACGGAGGTGTTCCGGTACTGGATGTGGATGATGAGTTCCCGGAGGCGAATGTCGCCAAAGGCAGGCGTATGGATCATGACCGCCTTCCCCCTGAGATTCAACGTCTGTGGACGGATAACGGGGCGTTATGGTTTAAGATCAAAGAGTTGTTCGAGCAGCTGAAGGGCATGGAGTCGGCGCCGGCTTGTGACCGTTACGAATACCTGAAGCTGCTTGATGAAGCGGACAAGAAGTATCGTGCCAACCTGCAGGCATACGATGATTATAAGCCTGGTGATCCGGTGACGAAGACGGAAGATGCTTCCGGTCTGGACCCGGCTGAAATCGCTAAAAAAGTGGGTGCGGCACGCAAGTATCTGTCTGATAACAAGAAGAAGCTGGCGGAGTTGAAGGATACAGATGCTGGCAAGTTTACTGCCTTGTTGCAGAAGGTGCAGCAGCGGTATGACTTCCTGATTGCTACCGGTAATGTGGTGGATGAGACACAGGCAGCGGAACTGGCGGCGGTGGGAGTGATCATCTCAACCGATGAAAAAGGTTAGGCAACTGTTGCGGTCACTGTCCGAAGCACCCTTGCAAGCGTATTTGGATAACCGTGTGCAGCTATTCGACATCATCGAGATGATTCTGAGCGAGACTGGTCCGGCGGAGATTTACATCTCCACCTTTTCCACTTCCGAAGAGTTTCTCCGCCGGATCTATCGCTTGAAGCGGCGCGGTCAGCTTACCCGGGCTACCATGTTGGCGGACTTGAAGGCATCCCGTAAGACGGTCAATCTTTATACTTTCATTGCCAATGTGTTCGATGAAGTGTACCTGTCTGAAAATCATTCAAAAGTGATTCTCATTCAAAATGCAAGGTGGCAGGTGTCGATATGCACCTCACAGAATCAGACAAGGGGCAATCGTGTCGAGAGCGGAATCATTACAACCGATCCCGCTGTTTTTATACAACTGAGAGAGCGTTACGCTCATATTATTAATACTAACGCTATACAACTGGATGGTCTATTCAACGGAACAACTTGATCGGATCAGCGAGCTGGCGGCTCTGCTGACCCCTATATCCGATATGGCAGTGCTGCTTGATGTGGATGCGGACACGCTGCGTCTGGATATCCTTGACCGTAATTCGCCTGTTTCCAGAGCGTATTATCACGCCAAGGCATCCACTGCACTGAAACTGCGTAGACAGGAGATCGAACTGGCGAATGTGGGCAGTCCGTTGGCGGTGTCGTTGACAAACGGTTATCTGTTGAATATGGACGCTGATGAAGATCTGTAATAACTATGCCTGTACCTGCTACGATAGAAGTATGTGAGAAATATCTGTTCGCCGATGTCAACGAGATGGCGGCTGACGGCATTCCCGAACTGATTCAACAGCGGTTGATCCGGCTCCGGGATATGTATAATTACTGGTTACAGTTCCCGCGCAAAAAAGATTTGGAGATTGTGCAGGAACTGGAGTATCGCTACAAGATCAGCAAATCTTCCGCATACGATGATGTACGCATTATCAAACGTCTGTTGGGTGATCTGGCCAAGACAACCAAGGATTACCATCGCTACAAGTTCTGCCAGATGATTGATGAGACCTTCGAAATGGCCCGGCGTATCAAGGATGCGCGCGCCATGGGGGCTGCCGCCAATTATTATGGCAAATACACCCAGTTGGATAAAGAAGACATCTTGGACAAAGGTTATGATAAGATTATAGTGCAGCCTTTCGAGCCGACGGATGATCCGACCGTGCTTGGCATCAAGCCTATTCCTAATGTCCGGGATAGAATTAAATCAAAGATTCAACAATATTGGTCTGACGATATTGAGGATGTGGACTTTGAAGAGGTTGAGTTCAATGAAGATGATATCTTTAATCCTAAACCGAAAGAATAATGAAACAATACTTTAATGACCCTCAGCAGGAAGTGATGTACACGGCGGCCAAAGATTTGGTGATTGTGGGTGGTCGTGGTATCGGGAAAGGATTGATTCATGCGGCATGGAATTTGCGCAACATGCAGCGTATGCCCGGTTCCATTACAGGATTTGTCGGTGCCAACTGCAAGCGTGTCTTGACTAATACGTTGCCCTCCATGCTGATACATTGGGAGAACTGGGGGTTTAAGCGTGACCTGCATTGGTGTGTCGGTCGCAAGCCGCCGAAGTCATGGGGGTGGGGTGAGCCTATTTTTGAACCCGATAACTGGGAGAATATTCTATCCTTGTATAACGGATCAATCGGCTATATCATTTCTCAGGACCGGAGCGGTACATCCAACTCGCATTCTTATGACGCACTGGATATTGACGAAGCCAAGTTTATTGACTTCGAACAGCTGAAGGATGAGACACTTCCGGCCAATCGTGGTAACAAGCAGCACTTCGGGCATCACTTTTTTCACCATGGCATGTTGATCTCCTCTGATATGCCGGTCACTAAAAAAGGGTCTTGGTTCCTGGATTATGAGAAGAAGTGTGATCCCGAGCTGATTGAGGTGATACAGGGCGCTGTTTTTGAAATATGGAAGACCAAGGATAAAATCAAGAAGCTGGTTGCGGCAGGTAAGGAGATACCTGCTTATCTGCGTTCTTATCTCCGTACTCTTTCACGTGATCTGTGCCGGATGCGTTCCGTAGCGGTCATGTACAAGGAATATTCAAGTATCTGGAACATGCAGGTGTTGGGTGAGAAGTGGGTTAATGACATGAAACGTGACCTGCCTCCGTTGACCTTCATGACGGCTATCCTGTGCAAGCGCATAGGCATCACTCGTGACGGATTCTATTCTTCGTTGCGTTCCGGTCACAAGTACAGTGCTACCAACTTTTCCTACCTTGACAGTTTGGAGTACAAGTTTGACAAGCTCAAGGTTCCCACTTCGTTGGCTGATGCCGATGTGGAGCCCCAAATGCCCATTTGCATAGCTTTCGATTACAATGCGAATATCAACTGGCTGGTGGCAGGACAGCCGCAGGGGCGCAAGCTGAGAGTGCTCAAGTCCTTCTTTGTAAAGTACGAGCGTAAGTTGCCTGAACTGGTGGATGATTTTTGTACTTATTACCGGCATCACAAGCGTAAGAAGGTGGTGTTCTACTATGACAGTACGGCATTGGGTTCCAATTATGCAGTCAATGATCAGGATTTCAGGTGGGTTATTGCGCATGAGTTCCGCAAGCGTGGCTGGCAGGTGGATGAAGTGTATATAGGCAAGCCTATGAGTCACATTGAGAAATATCTGCTGGTCAACCGCATGTTGTCCGGACAGGCGAATCTTATACCTTTCTTTAACGAGCAGAATAATGAAGATCTGCTGATATCCATTCAGACGGCAGGTGTGTACAATGGGGGCAAGGACAAACGGGGTGAGAAGCTGGCGGAAACGGAGGAGGACCGGCTTGAAGGGCGTACCGATGGCTCCGATGCGTTTGATACCTTGTGTATCGGTTGTGAGAAATTTCCACATACCCATATCAACCTGTTTGTTACTTCCGCGTTGTAGAGATTACCGAAGTGTATATCTCATTACCGTGCATCATATGATGTGCGGTTTTTTTGTCCTAGTTTGCGGCATACCGCCCGTTTGGTAATAATAAGTTACATATTCCGCTGTTTTTGGGGGGTGGGTAATGATTTTTTCGATAGCGCGGTGGAGGGTACGCTTCGCTAGTTCCGCACAAAGTGCGGGTGAAAAAGGCTGTAAATGCTTGGTAAATAGGCAATCCTTTTTTTGAGCGCTGGAAAACTGAAAAATATATGGTCGTAAATGCTTGAAAAAGATAGGTAATTCGTTGATTGTTAACTATTTTTAATCTTTAGGCGAAAAATGGATTATTTTAAAGGTGTGGGTTTGACGTTTGTATGTTTTTTGATTTTCAACTCATAAAAAAAATGATTGGGCTTTATGGCTTTTTATTGTGCTTTTATAAACTGTGTTTATGTATAATGTATTGATTTATAGTTTGTTGTGTGGTATTTTGCTGTTGCGTATTAACTATAAAATGAGTATCTTTGTATTGTAAGGATAAGGCATAAAGGTTGCACTCTTTATGCTGTTAAACTCCTAATAATAACAAATGTTTAACTCATTAAAATTTTAATTATGAACGCAAATCAAAATGCACAGAGTGTGGAAACTGCAAAAGCAGTAGTGATGGGAAACACAAAAGAAGTGGCTAACAAACAAGAAACGGCAGTTGAGAATGCTTCACTTATTCTTTTGCCTACGCTCCCCGAACAACCTAAGGAGAAAAAAACTAAAACGGAGGCTAAAGTCAAGACGGAAAAAGCAGAATCACAGCAAGCTGCTCCTAAGAGTAAAAAAATGAGTATTGATGAACTGACTGATAAGGCCGAAAGGGTGTATATGTTGCAGAACAAATATTCTGAGATTCGTAGCAAACGCAAGCAGTTACAGGCTTTTGTCTTGAAGCATGAAGAGGAAACAGCGCAACTGACATTGGTTGATGCTAGGGGCATGAGCATTGTTACTCATAATCCGACAGCAATTAAAAATCTTCTGGCGGATTGGGGGAAAGACCTTAATAGTAAATTAAAAGAGGTTGAGAATAATTTGCGGACAGAATTGGAACACCTTTTATAAAAAAATCCTCCTGCATTGTTGCACCAATGCAGGAGGGTGATGTAAAACAAAAGTTTCACTCATTAAAATCTTATGCAAAAATGGGAAATTATTTTGAAAATGCCAAAACAATACAGGAAAAACGTAGTATTTTGAAACAACTCTCTGAACCGATTAAAGTATTGGTGAAGATGGGGCAGATAGAATGTATAAACGAGGGGTTAAAGACTGTTTATGCCCAGTCGGGCCATTGTGAGTTGAAAACATTGAAGCAATGGAATCGCGAGGGTAAGAAAATTCGTAAAGGTGAGCACGCCCTTTGTTTATGGGGACAGCCCAAGCAACGGACGCCGAAAGTTGATGAAGCGGATACGGAAGAGAATGACCCTTTGAACTTTTTCCCGATTTGTTTTGTGTTCTCTAATTTGCAGGTCTATGAAAAACAATGATTTGAAGCCTTATGGAACGTATTTGAATATGTTGGCGCACAAATACGATAAAGGACAGGTGTTTGAGGACTTTTTACAGATTATAGTCTGTTGTTTGCAGATGGGGAGAGCAGAAGAACTTTATTTTAAGACGATTAAGAAATATAGTCGGGATGAATTACAATATTTTTCTTTGGCTTTTGCTTCGTTGGTGGATGAAATGACACGTAAAGAATTACAGGACCCCTTTTATGGCTGGTTTGAACAAAATCTTTTAAATGCAGGTAGCGGGCAATTTTTTACTCCTCGACCTGTTGCGGATTTGCTGGCACAATTGGAATATATTCCTACTGTTGATAAAGCCGATAAGACGGATAATGATAAACGCATATACGACCCTTGTTGTGGTAGTGGTGGGCTTATTTTGGCTTGTGCGAGAAAAGACCGTAATCGTTATTTTGTTGCAGCGGATATCTCTTATACTTGTTGTTTGATGACTTTAGTGAATATGTGTTTGTATTCCTTGAGTGGTGAGGTTCTTCATATGGATTCACTGTCTTCTGATACTTGTTGGCATAGATGGTTAGTTATTGTGGACAGCTTTACTAAATTACCGACAATCTATGAAGTGACGGACAATACACCGACACCGCATGAATCCTCAGCAGATTTGCAACCGATGAAGTTGCAGGGAAATATTCAGCCTGTTAAGGATATGACACCGCAGATTCAGTTTGTCCGTTTTGGTGCTAGATAATGCGTTAGAAAGTCTGAAAAGGTGCTCTATACCTCAATTCGAGGGATGGAGTGCCTTTGCGTGTCGCCCCCTGCGGTGGCTTGCAGACACAGCCTCCAGCTCTTTGTTTGGAGGCTGTGTCTGCAAGCCACCGCAGGGGGAAAGCGGAATTTTTTGTTTAACGCAATAGAATTGCGATAAGGGAACGCATTAAAAATGCGATTGCTTGAAAAAATGTTGCCGGTTCTATTATATCATTCTTGCTATTATGGATGCTATAAAGCTGATGATAAAGCACATGATGAATAAATACTTGTTTCTGCTTTTATAGTTGGTTCAGATAAATTGAATGAAATTCACAAGCGTTTTCTTAAAAAAAATTGATTTTCCTTTTGCAGTTTCAAATATTATTACAATATTTGTATTGCCAAATAAAAACCGATTTGCATCTCCTCATATCGTGTAACCCGTAAAATCGGGTTCCGGGTGGTTCCGGTTGGCGCACGATATGAGGAGATGTTTTTTATAGTATGACAGAATTTATTATAATAGCGGCAGTAGTAATATTTTTTATTATATTACTTAAAAGCGATGCTCAAAAAGAGAAGGGTATTACTCGTCAATCGTATAATGACGATAAAATAATCAATGAATATTCAAGTTATTATAAACAGTCAGAGTATATACAAGCAAGTGATTTATCTAATGTGAGTATTCAAAAATATCATGAATCGAATTATATAGTAGGTTCAGTTCATGGTGGATTTATGAGAAAATATCGTGAGTGTGAGGGAATAATATATACAATAAAAAGAGATGAAGAACATCTTTATATAAGACGGTTTGATATAAGAATAGGGAATCGGATCTTATGCAAAAGTAGGGTCATCGTTAAAAACGAATTGTCGGAGTTGATAAAAGAAGCCGAAGCTCAATTTCAAGAATGGTGCAATAAAGTAGAAGAAAAGGAAAAAAAAGGAAATATGCCAGATAGCGAATTAAAGCGTTTGAATGCTAATCGCAAATATCTATCTGAAAATAAAAAGAAGTTACTTTCGTTAAAAGATGAGGGAAACACAGAAAAATATAATCTCTTATTATCGAAGATGCAAGATAGATACAATGAGATTATAGCGTCTGGTAGCTTTTTGAAGGAATCCCAACTAAAAGAACTAGAAGATTTAGGTATTATCACAAGTACTGAATGTGCAGAGAAAAAAGATGCGATAGTTCCTCAATCGAAGAATTGTACATCTCATAAAAAGAAAAAACTATCAATAGTCTTTGAATTAAAAGGTTTATACTATCGAACAGCATTTGAGCAACTGGCTGCGGTTATGTTAGAGGTGGGAGATTCTTTGCGATTAGAACTGGAGCCGGATAATGACAAAGATCCTACAGCCATTAAGGTATTCACGGAGAGCAATGATTTTATAGGCTATGTTGATAAAGACCAAAGTGCGTTAGTTACATCTGTATATGATAGAATCATCTCTTGCACTGTCATAAAGAAAACACGTCATCAAATACCTTATATTACATGCAAAATTGAATTTACTGAATAAAAAGTTTGGCACTCTCAAATATAATCCTCATATTTGCGGTGCTAAACAAAACCATGTGTGTTCATGACGTTAGAGCAACGGTTAATGCTCATGATGAATGGGCTTTTTTTGTGCCTAATAGATTTAAGATATTGTAGAAGTCACAACTTTTGTGATAAAGTTACGGCTGTCTTTCCCAACTATTTTTGCTCTGCGGAGTGGATTATGGTTTTGTTTAGCGACACGGGATAGGACAGCCGTTTATCTGTCTAAAATGCTAAACAAAACCATAATCGTATGAAACAAACAGTTTCAATTCCTGCTACCGACATAAATGTCGTGAGCAAATCGTCAGTCCTAACTATGTGGCTGAACCGTGAGAATCAATTATTTTCTTCCGTACTTGAAGAATCTGTGTCTAACCGTCAGGTGTGCCTTATGGCTCATGCTTCCTTGGCTTTTTCTGCATTGGTATGTGCAGGTTTTGTGTCGGCTGTTCCTGCATTGCTTTGCCTGGCCTGGTTTGTTGTGTCGTTACATCTTTGCAAGAAAGGAGGTTTGCGATGAAATTCTTTATTGATAATCCTAAAACTTACCTGTCTGTCAACAATAAAGGCAGGGCTATGAACCAGTGGATTTCCACTTTTGCTCATGCCTTGATTCCTGATGAACTGTCACGTGATGCCTTTATTGAGGCTGTTCGTGCCAAAGCGTCCATGTTGGATGAAGAGTTTCCAAGAACCAAACCGCTTCATGTGGATGTTTTAAGAGGTAATTACATACAGATTTCAGTTTATCCCGAAAAGAATCAATTTAATACAGTTTTTATAGTTAATATTTATCCAGTACGCGGCGAGTTCCGCTTCTGTGAAGCTTCAAACCCGAAAATGCTGGAAGGAGGTTTGCGATGAATGACGAATTTTCAATAATGAAGACTGTCGAGATAGGTAGTGACGGTAATAAAGAAGTTAAATTCCATTTATTTGCTCAAAATTATGGAGATATATCCGAAATAAATCATGAACAATTAATCCGATTAGATGCGTTTTTGCATGACTATGTTACAAAGGAGGTGAAGCATGAAAAATAATTCTACTCCCAATCAATCTCGTGTAGAGAAATATGTATTGATTGAATATCTGATGGCGTTTCTTCCGGCTGATCAGCCCGATGGTGATGATGTGTTGTTGAAAAGCACACAAGATATTCAAGATGATTTGTCTGATATGGTGGAGTTGTCCTTGAATGATATTGCATCTACGATGCGTGATACGGGCTATCATATCCATATAGACAGTGACAATCGTCCCAAATGGATGATGATGCGTCGATAAGAAACATTTTTTTATACATTTTACATAGAGGACATTCTGTTGCGAAACAGGGTGTCCTTGTCTTTTATTGCCCGTGGTATTTGCCTTATTTTTGAAATAAAAAAGGTTATATGATAGTTTTAGTAAAGGATATCCCGGCCTATGCCTTCAGTTCCGGACTGAACGAGCTGGTGTTCGCTACGGATCAGAATAAGGCTGTTTTCTCATTGACGGTCGGAGAAAAAGAGATTCTGTCCGAAACTTACATTCCGGATACTTCCGGCCGGATAACCATCAATGATTTGCAGGGCTTGATTGAACCGTATTTGGCAACAAACCTGATAGAACGGTGCAGTTATCGGATAACGGACGGATCATCCGAACAGAATAAAAACTTTACGGTGCAGTTCTGTGCTGCCGAGTCCTCCATGCCGGCTGCGGATTTTATGGCGGGTTATTTTCTGTCCACGCTGATGGGAGAGAAGATTACGGCGATAGGGCGCAAGGAGTTCGTGCATCTGGTCACGACTGAGGCATGTCCTGTGACTGCTACCTGTGTCTATTACCGGAACGAAGACGGTTTGTCTACCCGTGAGGTGAGTTTGCGGCAGGTGACAGATACGGACAAGATCGTTACGGTAGAAGTTTCTCCCGAATTGTTGGTCAAACCGGGCTTCGAGCTGGTGCGCTATATTATTCATGCCGGAGTACGGACGCAGACTTTCTCACTCGATCCTGATGCGCCCGATGTCGCTCCGGTTCTGTTGTTCACCAATTCTTTCGGGTGCCAGGAGACGGTTTACTGTACCGGAACTCATGCGTTGGAGCCGGAATACGTCCGATCCACCGCTTACACTAATGGCATGTTCCGTAATTATCGGATTGATGAGACCAAGGTGTTCAAGGCCAATACGGGTGTGTTGACACATGAGATGGCGTTGTGGCTTGATGATTTGTTCCGATCTAAAGAGATTTATCTGCTGGACGGTACGACAGTGGGCAAGGAGGTTACCGTCACCGAGTCGGAATCGAAGCGCAGCAACGATCCGGATCATTTGCCGTTCTTTACTTTCTCTTATCGGTATGCGCAGCGTAATCACAATATCTTGCAGTTGCCGCGTGCCGGACGTGTGTTCGATAATACATTTGATTATACGTTTGAGTGATATGGGCATAAAGGTAATACATAGGCTTGATGCCATCCGGCTGCTGGAATCCGGACAGCCGGTTGATTTGCGTGTCTGGAAATTGTCCACAGGTGACATCATTGAGTACAAGGGGGTGATCTGTATCGGTTCCCATTGGCGGGGAGGCACGCATTTGGTCAAGTGTCCCAAATCCGGACTGCCACGCAGGTTGCGTGATATCACATTGTTTTCAATTAATGGTATGGAGGTTTATTTATGAAAAATAAGACAAACAACAGGGTGCGGCTGGACTATATCCCTTCAGGTGTGTTTGAGGTGGGTAAATCCGGCGTGCAGGCGTCCATAGAGACGGTCGAGGACAGTTCGGCGGTTTTTGACGAGGATGGCGAAGATGTGTCCTCGACGACGTTGCCGGGGGCGAAAGGTTATAAATACGTGAACTGGGGCGCTGACAACAGGCTACCGTATGAGCTGATCAGGTTGATAGGGGTTGACGAGGTGATGTCTCAGAACAAGTTGTTCAATGTGCTTACTTGTTACGGTGCCGGGCAGAAGTATAATGACTATGATACGGGCAGACCGACTGTTGATAAGGAAATTAAAAAATGGATGCTGCATAACAGTATACCTTCCTTCATGCTTGAACAGGCGACAGATATGAAGTATTATTTTTTCTGTGTGTCGGTGATCATACTGTCTGTTGACGGTTCCCGGATTGTCAGGCTCCGGCACAAGGAGGCCTGTTATTGCCGGTTCGAAAAGGCGGATGACAAGGGGCGTATCAATCATGTTTTCTATGGCAACTTCCGGAAGTCGGCCTTGCGTGAGGATGAGATCGAGGTGCTGCCGCTGCTTGACGAAAAAGACCCGTTGGGTGATCTGGAGGTTCGGATGGGGCGTGAACCCGGCAAGGACGGAAAAAAGTCCATACCCACCAAAGACCGCAAGTTTGCCATTCTGGTCCGTTTTCCGACACCCGGCTGCCGATACTATCCGTTACCCAACTATACTTCTATTTTTCGAGGCGACTGGTTTGACATCAAGCGGTTGATTGGTAAGGGGAAAAAAGCCAAGCTGAAGAATCATGCGACGGTTAAGTACCAGGTTGAAGTCCACAAGGATTTTTGGTCCAATCTGTTGGCTGAAGAGCACATAACCGAGCCTGTAAAGCAGCTGGAGCGCATTAAGAAAGAAAAAGAGAATATTAAAAATTTTGTGTCCGGCATCGAGAATTCCGGCAAGGTCTGGATTACCGGTTATTACATCGATCCTAACGGCAAGGAGAACCGTATGGTGCGTATCAATGTGATTGATACGACTAAAGAGGGTGGCGACTGGTCTGAAGACATTCAAGAGGCGTCCAATATTACTTGTTATGGTGATAATATTCATCCCAATCTGGTGGGGGCCACTCCGGGCAAGTCACAGTCCAATAACTCCGGATCTGACAAGCGCGAGCTGTTTACTCTCAAGCAGTCGCTTGAGATTGCCTTTCATGATCTGATGTACATGCCGCATAACGTGGTGATTCATTATAACGGATGGGGTGAGAAGGTCTATCCGGATGTGCCGATGATCCTGCTCACGACACTGGATCAGAATACCGATGCCAAATCAACGACTGCTAACCGGATAAACCATAATAACGATGAAGATGAAAATTGATAAACAGACTTTTGAGAAGGTCGTTTTTGCAGCTGCTTCGGCAAATGTGTATGTGTTTGATGCGATACAAGATCGGTTTGAACAGGCTGAACATAAGCTCTTCGGCACGGTGTTGGGGAGTGATACGGATGTGGATACGCTGCCCGTTAAAGAAGATGTGTGCCGTTATATCTGTCTTGATGCGTTTTATCAGGCGATCCCGGGGCTGGATCTGATACTGACGGATACGGGGTTCGGTATTGTCAATAACCAGAATATATCTCCGGCATCACGTGACCGGGTTGAATCGTTACGCGTGCAGATACAGCGTGAGGCGGATTATGCGCTGGACTGTATTATTGAGGGCATGACAGGTGATGACGCTTGGTCTTCCTCAGTTTGTGCCCGGTTGGTGATCAGTTCCCTTTACTATACCGGTGCCCATGTGCGTGATTTTGCAGGCCGACCGACAGCCATCCGTACTGATCTGCTCGAACTTCGTCCGCAAATCAGCGAGGCTGAAGAATATATCCGGCGCGATATATCCGCAGTTTTATTTGATCATTTGCTTGAACAAATCCGGCATAAGTCTCTGGCTGAAGCTGAGATACCGTTGGTTTGTTCGCTCCGTAGGGCGATAGGTTTTTGGATCAACAAGCAGTTGCCGGCATTCCGTGTGGAACTGGCGAATGTGGTTAACTTGTTGGAGAGGTGTCCGGACGATTATCCGGCGTATAAGGATAGCGATGCGTATAAGGTAAAACATTTTGAATACTATAAAAATGAAAAAGAAGACACCTGCTACTTTTGGGGATAGGTTGATCAACTTCCATCTGCCGGATGCATGGCACAAGCTGGAGCAATGGCAGTTGCGCTATGTGTGTTATATCATGACCCGTTTTGATCCGGTCACGGCAAAGACATACATCTTTGTCCGGCTGCTGGGGATCACTGTATTGCGCAGACAGGAGGACGGGTGGGTTTGTTCTGTTCGCAACGGATGGAAAAAGGTTCGGTTCTTTGTTCATTCGTGGCAAGTACAGTCTTTCCTGCACATGCTGGATTTTATCGAGCGTCCGGGTGATATGCCTTTCTGTTTGTGGCGGATCGGCAGGTTCCGGTCGGTGGATGCCCGGTTGCATGATGTTCCGTTTAAGGAGTATGTCAGTATTGAGAATTATTATCAGGGATTTTTACGCACGCGCGATAACGCTCTTCTGCGTTCCATGGCAATTTTGTTGTACGTGGATCGCAAAGGGCGGCATCCCCGCCGGTTCAATCCTTCGGAAGAAGAACTGCTGTCCGTGTTTTTGTGGATTGCATCGGTTAAGAATCATTTTACAAAATGCTTTCCCTATCTGTTCCGTCCTCCGGAACAACTGGAGGGTGAAGCCTTTAATATGCTTGAACTCGTCAATGCGGAGATTCGGGCATTGACAGGCGGGGATATCACAAAGGAGAGAGAAGTATTGCAGATGGATTGCTGGCGGGCGTTGACCGAACTGAATGAGAAGGCTCGCGAGGCACAGGAGTTACAACAGAGATATGGATGCAAATAATTTATTCGATGCGCTGTCCTATTTTAAAGGAATGTGCAAAAAAAACAAATTGGCCAAGGCTCACGCTTTTTATCCGTGTGTCTGTTCCGGTATCAACTCGCTTGAAGAGGTTCTTCAGAACCTTCGGCGCGAATCCGCGTTTTTCGCAGTAGATGATACGAATGACGGAGTGACCGAGAAGCGTTCCGGAGGATATTTTAAAAAGCGTACTTTTACCGTGTTTCTCATGATGCGGTACCGTATCAGTGATATGGCGGAACGCCAAGCGGCACTGGAGGTGTGCCGGCAGCTGTTCCGCCAGGTGCACAGCAGGATGCTGGTTGACCGTGAGAATCTGGATAACGAACTGGTGTACCTGAATACGGATAATGTGTATTCACGCGAACTGGGTGAATACTTTATTTCTGGATGCACAGGCCTGTATTTTATGATTGATGTTTCCGAACCGGTATCTCTAATTTATGACAGTGATGAGTGGGAGGAATGAGAACAGGCCGAAGTCCACGGCTGAAGATCGGGCAAAGTATAAGAAGGCGTGGGCCGAGATGATGGTCACTATCTGGAGGGAGAAGATCATGAGACTGCACGTGGTTGATACGGTGTTACTACACAATGATATAACGGAGAATGTGACAATGGGCAGCAGTGAACTGACGGTGATCCAGCATAAGTTTATGGAATATGGCATTTATCAGGATTGTGGTACGGGGCGGGGATATGAGATCGACGGCCAGTTGTATAATGACGGTCATAGAGGGCATAACAAGGGTGATTTGAAGTTTTTGAATCCGGATTTGAGAGGCAAGAATTATGTGCACAGACAAAAATCCGGCAAGATTACCTCAGGTGAGCCTCGCAAACCCCGTGAATGGTTCTCACGTGCCTATTTTGCATCGGTCATGGTCTTGAAAGAGCAGATGGCATATATGTATGGTGAGGAGTTCTGTGGGCTGCTTGCGGAGAAGATTGAAGAGGCGAATCACAAGCGCAGTACCTCCATGCGTTCGCATTTATGGGGGCATCATAAAAAGAAATGATGTCTTTTTACGGCTTTTGGCTTTGTTGTTACTTTGGAATAAAAAAGTAAATGGCGGATATTAAAGACACATTAAAAAAATTGGCGGAGCAGATAAGGGATGAGCGTAATGCCGGAGCGAATACGGCATTGCGTGTCGGTTCTTTGTTGTTGGCTATGATTGATGCTTTGTCTGACAAAAATGAGTTGGATGATATGTTTATTCATAAGGATAAATCGGATTCAACTGATTATCTGCTTTCTTTGTTTGGTGGGGCGAAAATAGGTAAAAGTCTTACTTTCGGTGACTTTATCACTGGTGTTCAGGGCGGTTACATCGGTGAGGACGCCCGTGCCGAGCTGGAGGCTTTGGTCCTGCGCAGCTCTCTGAGTGTTCCTGAACTTCGTTTCAACCGTCAGACCTATTTTGAAGGATATAATACTATAAGTCCCGGCGGAGGGCTGAAGATAAAAAGTTTTGTCGCCAATAGTGACGGCAGTTATACTGTCACCCCCGATCTGGAGGATGGTGTACCGCTGGGACAGAAGCCGGACGATATCCTCCTAGGATTCTGGCATGACAAAAGCGTCACTACCGGTGACTTTATTGGTTTCCGGAAAATACAGTACCGTATCATTTCCGCAGATTACGACGAGAAGACATTCGTGATGGTTCCGCGTCCCGGATATGAGTTCGTTCCCCATAACGAGATGCGTCTCGGACAGACGGGGAACTTTACAGACCCGGAGCGTCAGACTTATATCATCATAGACGTGCGTGACGGTAACTGCTGCATCACCCTTGTTGACAATGCCAACACCTGGGACCCGGAGTCGGCACAGATGAAGAGCTGGTTCGGCAAGAAAAAGGGTATGACCATCAACGGGATCAACTGCGACAGGTTCTCGGCAGTATTGCAGGATATCATCATGACGGGATTGATTTTTCAAATTGATGAAATTACCGGTAACACAGTCCGCGTTCCTATCGACTTCCCTAGCTGGGAGCCGGGCAGGAAGTATGCGTATTATTCCCGTGTGCCCCATAACGGTTCCACATGGTTGTGCGTCAATGACAAGGGCACTACTTCCGAGCCATCCGAAAACAATCCGGACTGGCTTGTATCAGCCGCCAAAGGTGACAAGGGTGATCCGGGCCTGTCTGTAATAGGTGGCGGTCATTGGGAATCCGCCAATACCCCATACGAGGGCAATACTATGGTCACTTTGGCGGGCTGTGTTTTTATCTCCAAGGTGAAAACATCCAACCCTCCCATCAGGATCGCAAGGTTCAGGAACGGCAATTATCGAAAGAAAAAGGATGGCGGTTATATCCTTGCCGGGAAGTCAGCCGAATGGACCGTGCATGAAGACTGGGAGATACTGCTGGACGGTCGTGAACTTAAAGGTGAGAGCATCACCTTCCTGGGTGAATTCGCATCCCATCCGTCCAATCCCAAGGAGGGTGACAGCTACCGAAATACGGCTGACCATTGTACCTATATATACCGGAATGGTTTGTGGATGGTCATGGTCAAAGACGGGACTGACGGTAAGGACGGCAAAGGTTACGAGTGGATCTACACCCGTAACAACATCATCGGTCTTATCCCTGACAAGCCGGACTCGAAGCAGCAGGATGATTATGTTCCGGAAGGCTGGAAGGATGATTTTCTTGGCGTTGATCAGGACCACCAAGTGGAATGGGCGTGCAAACGTGTGAAGAGTGACGGCGTATGGAGTGAATGGAGCACTCCGGCAGTGGTGCACCGATGGAGTAAGGACGGGGAGTCGAATGTCATGGCCGACCTTGACAATGAGATGGTGAGCGTCGCTCTTACCAGTACCGGCGTTACTACTTCCGCACAGTCATGGACTACCCATGTGTCCATGTGGTACGGTACCGAGAAACTCACCCTTGAAACTTTGACAGTCAGCACGCCTGCCGGTTTCACGGCAAGCACAAGCAAGGCCACCGGAGCGGTGGCGATATCCGTCGCTGCCGGAAAGTCGGTCCCGGAACAGAATACGGTTACCATCACACTGGCTGCAATGAAGAACGGGCAGCTCTATACCCGTGAACTGACTTTCAAGATAACCGGTGTCCGTGGCGGGGCGGACGGTTCCGATGCGGTAATTTATAGCCTTGTCACTTCGGCCACGATGGTCAGCAAGAACAAGAACGGCGGTTACAGTGTGGCTTCGGTATCCTGTCGGCGTATGAAGACAGTCGGTGCGGTCACTACGGCCACAACGGACGGGGAGTTGAAGTACAGTCGTGATGGTGCGGCCGAGGTTCCCATCGGTGATGGTGTCGGGGTGGCTTCCGGTAATTTTACCAGTAGCTTGAAGTTCGTGTTCTACGTGAACGGTCAGGCGGTTGATGTCGAGACTGTTCCGATGGTTGTGGACGGCAGTGACGGAAAGGATGGTGAGAGCATCACAGCAGCCGGTCATTGGGAATCCGCCAATACTCCGTATGCCAAGAACAGTACAGTATCGTTTGCCGGAGGATCTTACTTAAGCAAGGTTGAAACCTCCAACCCTCCGATTAAAATTGCAAGGTTCAGAAACGGCAGACTCCGCAGGAAAAGAGACGGCGGATACATCCTCGCCGGCAGATCTGCGAACCGGACGGTACATGCGGACTGGCAGGAGATGGTTGCCCCCGTCGGACCGTCGGCATCCTACTGGCTGGACAGTCCTGTCAGCGTGATCAACTTCACTTCAACAGGCACGCCATCCCCGTCTGGATTCCTTGTCACTTGCAAACAGAATGTGGCAGGCAATGTAAGCACGTGCAGCACGCTTTATCTGGCAGCCCGCAAATACAACGGAAGCTGGCTGGCTCA